GTGATAAACACTTTCGGTAACCAACTCACAATAGCTTTTGATAACGGCATTAGCGTTGATGATTGTTTGTCTGAGTGCATAACTAGGAATTGGCAGGGCTTCAAATACAACTGGATAGCTAATTCAAATCAAAACAGCTATGCGCCAAGCCATTTCAGCCAGCGACAAAACGGTAATGTTGGCGATCAGCTGGCAGCACTTCAGCAATCAGTCGCGCATATACCAACACCACACGATGACGAGGTTCTTTGATGAATACTCAAGTATCAAAAATAAGCCAAACCGATAAACGACAAGCAAACGACGTCCTAGTGAAACTGATCAGCGACGAAGTTTTGCCTTCGCTAAAAGCATACTACCCTAATAGTGATTTTAACTGGCGCGGTAACCTGATGCTGTTTGCAAACGAATACGCCAAACAGCTTTACGGCATGGGGATCATTGCGAAGCATGTTCGTGCAGCGCTTGAAATGGCTCGTTTGCTTTCGACAAGTGAACGGTACGCGCCTAATCCTATCGAGTTCAAAATCTTATGCCTTCAATCTCGCGGTATGCCAACACTTGAACAGTGCATGGCCGAGATAAACGACCAACGAGTTAAAAACTACGGCAAAGACAAAGAATGGTCTGAGCCATTAGTTTACTGGCTTAACCAAAGTATCGCTGCAGCAAGAGCAAATCTTACTGATAGCGCTTGGCAGAAAATGGCTAAAGAGAAATACACAAAGCTTGCAGAGCTTTACGGCAAAGGAGAGCTAAACCCTATACCGCTACAGCTTGAGTACTCAGCGCCACCGGCTTACTTGAAGTACGTGGGGTGAGTCATGAAGTCTTACGAACAAGACCAAAAGCAATTCATCCGTGCACTAAAAGAGATTTTAGGTGATGGGTATTGGCTTGCAGTTGTTGAAGCGCGTAAGGCCAAGGAAGAGCTGCTTAAAGGAATAAATGAGCCAAGCGCAAGAGACTTAAATGCAGCTACTGCAGCGGGTAATAGGGTAATGGCCAGAGCTGCAAAACTTGCTGGTGTTCCTAGTGTTCCTCAGTACATCAAGGACCAGAAAGAAGCATTTAAACAGGAAAAAATAAAACGTGAAGAGTCTCGCAGTCAGCATCGCAAGGCTGGAAATCAGATGAGCAATGTAAAAGCTCACCCGGGTAATTTCACATCAAATAAAGTTCCATCACATCAGGGCTACTCGCTCAACGCTGAAATGGAAAAAACATTTAAACAAGCAAGAACTGCATAGAGGTTAATCATGGCACAAGTAAAGAAAAGCACATTACAGCAACTATCACCAACTGGCGAACTTATCAGTGATGGGTTTCTATCAGCTGCAAAAGGACATGCAGCAAAAGCTATCCAAGAGGGAGGCCAAGCAAATGTGAATAAAGCAATTGAACTACTGGTTAAGTCAACAACAGTGATCACTGAGCGATACAACTTGCCACGTGATTTACGTGACTCAATGCTAGCTGCAACTTCAGAAGTATTGAAACTGGCACATCAAGAGGAAGTAGCCAAACAAGAGTCAGCAAAAGAACCTGAGAAGGCTGCGTAAATGGCAAAGAAAGTAATAACGGCTACTAATGCGCAGTATTACATGCCTCAAATAGGGCAAGCAGTAAGGGATATGCTGCGCTTTGGTAAAGACGTTGTGATTGAGTTTAAGGAGTTTAAGGCCAAGCGTTCGCTAGCTCAAAACCGACTTATGTGGGTGTGGAATCAGGAAATAGCTGAACACATGCGAGAGCACTTTGGACAAGAAAATAGCTCAGAAGATGTTCACGAAGTATTTGTGCGCAAAAAGTTTGGTGTGCGCGTTATCCAAGCAGGCAATGAAGAGCCAATCATTGTCAGAAAACGCACTCGAAAGCTGAATACCAAAGAGTTTACTGAATACCTTAATTGGCTAGAGCAATACTGCGCAGAGTACTTAGAGCTTATGCTAACAAGGCCTGACGATTTGTACATGCTCGCTCTATATGGGGAAACAAATGTCGCTCATTAGTAAGAAAATTCGAAATAGCGCCAGAGGCCAACAATGCCAAGTGCGCATACCTGGTGTGTGCAATGGCAATAGTGAAACAGTGGTACTTGCGCATGTAGGGAAAGGCTCAGGTATGGGCCAAAAGTGTGATGACATACATGCAACGTATGCGTGCTCGGCATGTCACGATGTTATTGATAACAGAACTCGAGTAGGTGATCCGCGTATCAATCGTTTGTATGCATATGAAGGGATGATCAGAACGCAATCAATTCTATTAGAGCAAGGTTTAATCGAGGTACCAAGCGCATGCTAACAATTGGAATAGATCCCGACTTTGTGAAAAGTGGTATTGCTGTCATTCAAGGAAAAACTATTTTACACCTTGAGTCATTGAGCTTTGTTGACCTATTTGAATACATCGCTGCAGCTGGGCCAAAAGATTCAATCACAATCAAAGTAGAAAACCCCGAAGCAATAAAGCCGCTATTCGGTGAGAAAGTTAAGAACAAGCGCTCTGTACGTGAAAAAATTTGCCAAGACGTAGGAGCGTGCAAAGCAACTGCTCGACTAATTTGTGAAGTACTTGAAAGCCAAGGTTACCAAGTTACTAAAGTAAGGCCTCTTAAAGGGCCACATAAACGACAAGCTAAAAAAGACGGCAATTACTTCAATAAAATCACAGGGTGGCAAGGCCGTACAAACGAAGATAAACGCGACGCAGCAATGATTGCGCTTTGGGGGTAAACAGAATGCAGCCGATTAAACTACTAGCAAAACTAACAACTAAAACACTTAATCTAACTGGTACGTTTGGCGGCAGTGGTCAAGACGTTATCGATTGGAGAACAGCAGCACATGCACTTGCTGGTCTGCCACCATGTCAAACAAGCTGGGCTTACTTTCGATATGTAGGCGAAGAGCAAAGGCTTAAACGCGTAGTACGCTCTTTAACGATGCATGCAACGCTTTTTATTAAGATACGGCAGTACAAGATAAAGCCCGACACATTAAACGGGTTGGTTATGTCGGCGGTATATGAGCACGTACAGCCAGTATGCAATGAATGCGATGGAAGCGGCCTAGCGCCTGGGGAGAAAGCGACAAGTCCTAGCCCTGATATTTGCATTCACTGCCATGGTAGAGGTCGTAAGCCAATATCAAAGAGAAGTCGTTGCCAAATCATCGGTATCAATCACAAAAGCTACAGTTGTGCACATGATGAAGTAACTAAAGAGCTTTTAAGGTTAATAAACGAGTGGGAGAGAGATATATTTAAAAACATTCATGAGAAAATGGACGATGTAGCATGAGCTCTTCGGCATACATTTCTGATGAATTAATGTTTAGCAGCATAAAAGAAATGCTAAACAGTATTGCAACACCAAAGCTAAAACCAAAAAACTTAGTATTTAGTATGCAAGCGACAATCAAATATGCTTCAAGGCCAAAAAACGGCATAGATGTATGGGTTCTTAATAGCATTCAGGTCAAGAGAGATAAGCATGAGTAATATAGTTTTAAGTGACGAAGAGCTTAAGGCGATAAAAGACAAGCTCCCTAAGCATTGGACAGATGAGCAACCTGAATTTTACGAGGTAGGTTACGATCCGAACCGATTAGAGTCATTTAACCCTAATGAAGATATATCTAAGCGAGCTATAACTAGGTTAACTTTTAAAAGGGTAATGACAGGGCTGTACACTTTTAAGTGGGAGTTAGTATGACAGAAGCAAAGCCAGTAGATGAATACGGCATAGCTGACATTCTTAAGCGTTATAATGCAGAGGAAGCGCAAGCAGAGATAGAGGCTAATTTTGATTCATTCTGCAAAATGTACATGAGTGATCATGATGAAATCAGGGAAGATGCATTTATAGAAATGGTTTGCTACCTACAAAAAGCTATTATTGACAGCAAAGGCGACAACTCTCTCTTAAGGGGCAGGATAAAAGAGATTATCAAACTATACACTGCGCAAGCTGACTGCGCACAAGATTAAACTGCGGTGTTTAGTATTTGATAAATATCGTCATTTTAAATTTAACTCTTATAAAAGTGCGCAAACATTCGATTAAATGCGCTACAATAGTATGAAAATATTGTATGTGCGCAGATAGGCATGAAATAAGGAGATTAACATGCAGCAAAAACTCACCAACATAAAAGTACAGCCAGTAGGATTTGGCGATTACTGCAATTTCACACTTGCTCTAGATATCGACAATGAACATTTAGAAGCTTATTTCAATAAGAATGATACCAAGGCGACGATTGCATATAAGCTAAGAGCTTTGGCTGACAAAATTGAGCGAGATAAAAACAGTTAACCTAGCCCTAATGAAATACGAACTATACCTAGCAGGACTCAGAATTTACTGATTTTAATATTTTGAGAAACCACTAATTATTAATGTTATGTAAAACTCAAAAACAGGTAGAGCTATGAGCGTGTTGCTAAGTAATGTAATTAAAGGAAATAGTTATAATGAATTTCAAAATGGAGTTGCTGGGCTAATCGAGAAGAACAAAGATGCAACCTTTTATGGCATTGCTAGCGGCCGTTCGATGGAAGGAGATGGAATTTTTGACGGTGACTTACTCATAATTGACCGCAGCGTTGATGTTAAGCAGGGCGATGTTATTGTTTGCGCGTACAACGGTGTGTTTGTTTGTAAAATTGCTGACCTCAAAAATAACTTACTGCTTTCTGCAAGCGCAGAATACCCACCCGTAAAAGTTACCAAGCATGATGAGTACCTTTTTGAAGGGGTTGTTATTAGCTCAGTGCGAATGCACAGAGGAAGTGTTCAAGGTACTATTTAGTCATGCTTTATTTATTATGTAGAATTATTAATTTTATCATAGGGCTAATTCTTAAATATCTCAATGTTTCCAGTGATAACAGAATTAGACTCTCCAATTATAGAAATAAAAATGAACTATATCTCCTGCTAAAAAATGAGTACTCTCCTGCAGACGATAGGTATTGCAGATGTGTTTCAAATACGTCTATGAAATACAGATGGGAAGTACAAAAAGTTTTTTATTTTTTATTTGGGCGAATCGGTATTGATTTTATCGTGATCCCTACAGAAAAAAGAGTTATGTTTGTAGATGACTTAAGGCTTTCTAAGCTCATATCAAACAGTAACCAAGATATTAACGGGGTCCTATTTGAATATGTGCAGTCTTTGGCTGCAGAACTTGATGCAATCATCGTGCAAGAGGAAATAGCGAAGAGAAAGGCTGAATCTGATAAAGTAAAGTCTAGGTTTATAAACACAAGTAAAATCAGAAAGTCTAAATAGTGAGCTTGCAAACCCCCCAATCCTGATATAATATTTTCCATGTTGAAGAAATCCGCTTAGTTTATGACTTGGCGGATTTTTTATTATTTAAATATGATTTCATGGAGTAAGGGATTAGCCATGTCTCAGTTACCACAAGATCCATCGCTTCTAGATATTTTCAAAGAAAGGCTTTCAAACCCTTTTTTATTCACATACTTTTGGGTTTTTGTTCACTTAATTGGAAAACCATCCTTTGGCTTCTTCTTGAGCCAGGGGAAATAAGTAAAAAGCTATTTTTATTAGAAAGTCAACATCCTTGGGATTGGTGGACGCCTATTTGGGTGGCTGCTGTATTAGTTGCGATATTACCCTGGGTAAACGCAATTGTTGAAATTCTTAAAAGGTTAGCTGAAAATACTACAAATCAGCTGCTTAGCAAGAAAGGCTGGAAGGAAATGGTTGTCCCGGAAATTCATGAAGCAACTAAATTAAAAAACCATGATTTGGAAATACAGTTAGACAGGGCTGAAGCTAGGCAGTCTAAGTTAATAGAGGATAATCAAAGTCTATCAAATAAGTTGCATGAAACATCTCAACACAACAAAGACCTTTTAGCAATAAGAGAAAGAGATAAGAAAAATACAGAAGAATCAGAACGTTATATTCATACACTTGAAGGGAAGCTCGAAACAGCACAGCAAAATGCTGAGGAAGTTATAAAAGTTTATAACGATTTGAAATTTGAGTTTGAAAAGTTAAAGAAAAATAGTGAATCTACAGATTTAGACTCTCTAGAAAAGGAAGTCAGTGATATTCAAATAAACCTTCCGGGTTTATTGGATAATAACAAACCGATAAATTCTAAATACTTGCAAAAGTTACGACGACAACAAGAAATGCTATTGCCTATTGCCAGCCAATTAGCAAAGATGGATTCGATTTTTAGAGATGCATCACATATCCACGCCCTTCAGAAGCAAGCATTACGAAGTAATCGTTTATTTACCAAGAAAGATTAGCCCGCATCTCGCGGGTTTTTTTATACCTAAAATTTGAGAATAAACTATGAAAGCAGGAAAACTTATAGCGCTGGGGTTTTCCGGCACTCTTGCGGCTGCAGGTGTAACAGTCGCTACTTTCGAGGGCCAAGAGCTGACAGGTTATGTTGACCCTGTTGGCATAGCGACTACTTGTTACGGCCATACTGAAACAGCTGTTGTTGGCAAAGAGTACACAGAAGATGAGTGTTTGAATTTATTAGCTGAAGATTTGGCAGCTCACAACGAACAGCTAATGAGCGCTATCAATACAAAACTGAGCCAAGGCGAACACATTGCGTATTTATCATTTCACTACAACGTAGGCTCTGGCAACTTTCAAAGCAGTACATTACTTAAAAAGCTAAACAATAACGATCGCATTGGCGCTTGCAATGAGCTGTCACGCTGGATTTTTGCTAAAGGTGAAAAGTTACCAGGCTTAATCACGCGAAGAGAAAAAGAGCGTTCAATATGTCTTGATGGAGTAGCAAATGTTCAAAGCACTATTCAGCAGCATTGAAAGAACCGCTATCGTAGCATTACTAGCAGCGCTGGCTTACGCAACATATCAGCTTGTATCTATTGAAAATGACCTGACTGAAGCTAACAAAACGATTAAAACTAAAAGCTTAGAGATTGATAATCTAACAATGCAAACTGAGTTCTTAGCGCAAAGCGTTGAACTAACCGAAAAACAGAATCAAAAATTAATACGTGAGCGAGAGTCATTATCACGTATTAATCAAGCCTACCAAGATGAAGTAAGTCAGCTAACGAACAGCTTACATATTTCACAATCTGAAATAGACAAGTTACGAGAGTCAAGCGATGAAGCTACTAAACAATGGGCTAATGATAGCGTTCCTTGTGATGCTATCCGCTTGCTCAAGTACGCAAGAACCAGCGAGTGTGACAAGGACGGTGGTACAGACAAAATACGTGTACGTAACACCGCCGGAAGAATATCTATCCAACTGTAACATCGACATTAAACAAATAGCAGGAAACGCGAGTTTGTTAGCGTATGCGCAGTATTTAGAGTTTGTCATAGATAAATGCAATGAAGACATTAAACGAACCAAACAATGGGCCAGCGAATTTAACAATGGATAAATCAACAGCAGCAGCTAGTTACACCGCAAGTATCGGTACTGGTGTCGGTGGCTTATTGTCACTTAATAACATTGCCCTTGCGCTTGGTATTTTGTTCACAGTAATAACGTTTCTAATGAACTGGCGTTATCAGAGCAAAAAGCATGAGCTTGAACTTCAGAAACGCCGTGAAGATGCTGAGTACCATAAGGCACGTATGAGAGAACTGGTGCGTGATGATGAACAAGCATTAGCTGAGTGCAAGGCAGGCTACGGTGAACAGTAGTGTCAAAATGGGACGATTTAAAGACACTATTCTTAAAGGAGCATGAAGAGAGTGGTATAGGTCCGCGTGATTTCTGTGAAAGTCACGGCCTTAATTACGCAACAGCAAGACGTTATATAAAGCTGCCTCAAACTAATTTAAAGAAACAACCAAAGGCTAGAGAGCGTAAAACTAGGGAAGGTAAGCAAAAGCCCGGTGTAAAGCCTGGCACTCGAAACCGGCATCTTGTAACGCATGGTGGTTATACAAAGTACTTCGAGAATGAAGTTAATCAACTAGTAGAAGCCACAACCCTTGAAGATGAACTCGCTCTTTGTCGAGCTCGTATTCACATGGTTATGAAGGCCATGGAAGGGATCAATAAGAAGCTTGAAGATCCTGAAACTGATGTTGATACAGCAGCGCGGTTCTATGAGTCGTTATTCAAAGCAGAGTCAGCCCTAGATAGAAACATTACACGCGTTGAGTCAATTATAAAAACGCTATCGAACCTTGAAACTGACTCACTCGCACGCGGCAAACTGATTGCTGAAACATCAAGAATATCACAACAAACTAAAGCACTTGTTCATGCAACTAAGCGTGGCAAACATCAAGCGGAAATTGCTGAACACGAAGCTACGAAAGCCAGAAAAGATGCGGGTGGTACTAGCAAACTTGATAACTTCATTGATAGTCGCACTGACGGCTTAGATCAGGTGGTGAGTGAATAATGCAGCCAAAGCTTGCTAAATATCCTAAAAGCACCTGGTTAACTGAAGAAGAACGCTTCACCTTAGATGATGTAGATCTATTAGAACGTTGTGAGCCATATTTAGACTGTTGGTGGTGGCGACTAAACAACCTTTACATAATCGCTAACGAGAAAGGCCAAGAGGTTTTATTTCGTTGCCGGCTAGCACAAACCATGTTGTTTATGACGATGTGGTTTTTAAACATTATCTTAAAAGCGCGTCAGCTGGGCTTTAGTACAGCTATTCAAGTTTTCATTCTTGATCACGCTATGTTTAACGATAACAGACAGTGTGGCGTTATTGCCCAAGGTAAAGATGAGGCAAGCGCGATATTCTCGTCCAAGATACTTTACCCATACGAGCGGTTACCAAGCTGGCTAAAGACAGGTAAGCGCTCGATTAAAAGTAAAACGGGCACTGGCATTTGGTTTAACAATGATAGCTGGGTACGTGTTGCGGTTTCGTTCCGCTCTGGAACGCTTCAAGT